GCATCCCTTAAAGGGGCATCCTCACCTTACGGTGAGGGCATGTACAAAATTTGTAGGCAATGAAAAGTGTCATCCATTCAGGATACAATGGGCATTTTCATCTTAACCTTTTACGCACTTAGTGCAGGTTAACCAAAAGGATTTAACATTCAGTGACAAACTCTGAATGGTGGATTCTGTTGCAAAAGCAGCATTTCCAACTACGAATATTCCTAGGAATACTCATAGTGGAAGCACAATCAAATGATGGATCATATAGTCATCCACTGACTATTTTATCCATCGCATCCATAAGGGCAGTGTCCCTCTCAGCGTATAAAACTGAATCAGGGACCTCAACTCTCTTGGGCATCGAGTGTTGGAGGTACTGAGTACAAAACCACACCGGAACGTTGGGCTGAAAAGCGTTGTCATATTTTATGACAAACCAGAGATCATCTGGTATATCCCCAACGGTCATACCAGTAGGAGCAAGAATTTGCACCCCACTGGCTTGTTTCGCTGTGAACTTCCTACGTTGTAGGGGATTAGGCGCCACAGGCGCATTCACATCGAAACCTTTAATGAGTCCGTAGACACCATTAGAAACATCAAGGCAGTAACGGAAGACAATTCCGTACACCTTGGTATCAACAGCAAAGTCCTTAAACAGTTCACGGACTTTCATGGTGTAATATACACCGGAAGCAGTCGAATTGACTGTCAGGTTCTCGGTACGAGATATCATACCGGAAAAACTTTTTACGGGCACATTTGGTCCGTGAAGCATCCACTCGGAAATAGACTTCGAGCTTCCGCTTGGGAATTGTTTCTTAACAAAACCAGCAGGAGGGGTAGTATTATTATTCTTCCGAGCTAAAGCAAAGCTTTGTGATCGGGTAGTAGGCTTTCCAGATTTAATGGCTTTCCCAGACATTTTGAGAGAACAAACAGTCGAAAGTTGGAAGTAAATTGGTAAACAAAACGAGCTATTAACTCACAAAGTGAGTTAACCAATCGTTACACCAAAAGCTTCCTTGTCGGACTTCTCTTCTTTGAGAGGAACAGACTCGGCTTCCTTGAATTTCTCAAGGGAAGATTTACCTTTTATAGGTACGTCAACATTCTTGAAATCGACCGTTAAGGCTTTCTTTGATTCATCAGACTTAATTTCAATAAGTCTGGGATTGATATCGACCTTTCCACTACTCCCAATTACCAAACGCGATTTGGCGAATGTTTGGAGTATTTTCACATCATCTACAGCAGCAAGGGCTTCCGATTTCTCAATCGGGAATCTCAAAGTTGGGTACATTTTCTCATATGGTTTCTTCTTATGCAATGAGTCATCCCAAAAGGGGTAAACAGTTCCAACAATTGACGCATGTTTTGCGTCTACACTTACGGCTGATGCTAATAAACATATACCGTCACCGTCATCGGCGTGAACTGCTCTTGGCCATCTTCCAACGAAGATAGCCGCTTCATTCAATGGTGAATCCGTATCAATATCAATAGATTCACCAGTATTCACATTGAAAAGTTTCAATGTCAATACCCCACTAGTTGTTTCCAGAATGGTCGGAATGTACAACAAGTAAATTATACTATGATGCACATAAACATGACCTTTAGCTTTAGCGGATAATCTTGCTAAAGCACTTCTAGATTCTTTGGATTGCAACTTCATGGGTTGAATTGGAACACCATTCTTCAACTGTAAAGAAAAACATTTCTTAGTTGGAAGGTTCTTCATCATAGTTTGGGAATAGAAATCATCCACCTCGCTGAGTATTTTATTCCAATCTTCAGCGGAAACTTCAAATGCCGAACTGGCATTGGCTTCGGACGTCTGTCCGGTAATGGTCCTGGAAACACCAGAGAATGCCATATTCAATTCAGGAGATAAATCTACAACCGAATTGTTTCACTCAATGAGATCAAAGAGGTTAATGAATAGGAACAAATCTGATTAGTGAGATAAATCTCAAACGTCACAAATTTGTCTTCTTCACACTTTGCAAGAAACCTTGCAGTAACTCAATTTCTTGAGGGTTTATAGAGAACCGCATGTCTGTCAACTTCCACAGCTTAGCACGAATAAACGAGATAAATCTCAAATTTATTCAGTTCTCTTGGTTAATTAAAAC